GGCTTCAATTACGCGATTGATCTTTGTATTAGTCATTATAACATTCTCCTAAGTTTCAAAAAACGGTTTTATTACCGTACATTAAACATACTCTAGTTTAAAATAAAAGTCAAGCTATTTTTTCTCCATCCCTCTCCTACATACAAACTTTGGTGCCCACAGCCGGACTCGAACCAGCACACCTTAAGGTACAAGATTTTAAGTCTCGCGCGTCTACCATTCCACCATGTGGGCATATTGGCGATCCCTGCTGGATTTGAACCAGCGACCCACAGCTTAGAAGGCTGTTGCTCTATCCAACTGAGCTAAGGAATCAGTATTCCTTAAGCTCTATATCTCTTGAATTGTGGGTCAACATAAAGAGCCTGTTCAGCCCAATCGAGCCAGTCCTGCTCTTCGTTCTCCAGCTTACGACCATAGCGGCGCTGCCTAGACAAATAATTCATCATTCTCTCCATGGAGGTGATACCATCATTAAAGGTAGGGAAGCTGTACTGCTTAACAGTAATCATGTTCGTTCTCCTTTTAGCACTATACTTATGCCGCAACCGTGATCGGATCACGAAATATGACTTCAAATTTCATCATAGTAAGATATCCGGCACGACCACAGAGACGAGTAGTGCTGTTATTCAAACTCTTAATCGTGTACCACGGGACATATTCACCAGCGGCAGTAGGAGCCATATCCATAGAGACAACCTCACCACGGATAACACCAGCCACTGATTCCCAGCGAACCACGTCACCAAGGCGAACATCACGGATCTCAATATTTTTCATCTTTTCCTCTTTAACCTTCATCATACAACCATTATGCGCCTTTTTTTGATAAAAGTCAAGCCTTTTCTTTCTAATAAATAGTCGTGTAATATCAATAGGATAGCCGATGACCACGTACCCAGGACAGCCCACAGACCTTAATTTCCTATCTCCATTAGGCTTTAAGTTCGTCATAACGAAGCTTCCCAACCTCGAGTATTTCGTCCAAAGTTTCGACTTCCCACAGCTGTCGTTGAACTCGACCAATGACCTACAGACCCCTTTCAGTAAAATAATGATTCCAGGCGATCACCTAACATATGATAACTTTTCGGTTACTTTCAAGATCGACGAGGGTATGCAAGGTTATTTCGAAATGCACGACTGGATAAAGGCAATCGGTAAACCTAACAGCTTCGATGAGTATAAGGCTATCGCTGCACAGACTAAGACAAGCGGTCAAGGTGTTATGGTGAATGCTGATCTTATCATTTTAAATAGTGCCATGCAGCCAAACATAAGAGTCACATTTACAGATATCGTTCCTGTCAGTATCTCTGGTTTCAAGTTCGACTCAACAGAGACTGATGTCAACTATCTTACAGCCACTGCTGAGTTCAAATATTTTCAGTATAACTACACAAGATTTTAAAGCTTGACTTTATCTTAGTAATATAGTATACTGTTTCTTTCCCTGATAAGGTTATATGATGAAGCTTGACGAGATATTTGATCTATGGTCGCAAGACTCCGAGATTAACACTGCTGGTATTGATAAAGAAGCAGTTAAGATTCCCAAACTACACAACAAGTATTATAAGATCTTCTCACAAGAGAGACTTGCTTTGCGCAAGGTAGAGACAGAGTATAAGCAGTTGTATCTTGACAAATATGAATACTTTATGGGCACTCTTGATAAAGAGAGCTTGATTGGGCATAACTGGATGCCTAATCCTCGTACCATATTGAAGTCAGATATCCCTATGCATCTTGAAGCGGATCAAGATATCATTAACATGACTCTAAAGATTGCTTATCAAAAAGAAAAGATCACTCTATTAGAGTCTATCATTAAGAACATAACTGACCGTGGTTATATGATTAAGAACTATATTGACTGGCAGAGATTCACTAATGGAGGCATATGACCGACATCCTTAGAATTTCTAAAGTCAACGAGACTTACATTCGTGTTGAGTGTGTTGCATCCGTAGCTATGGAGCTATCGGATCATTTCACGTTTATGATCCCCAATGCTAAGTTCCATCCTCTTTATAAAAATAAAATCTGGGATGGTAAGATCAGACTTTATAACGTTATGGCAAAACAGATCTATGCTGGCTTGCTTAATAATGTCCTAGCATTCGCTCGCTCACGCGACTATAGTGTAGAGTTTCTATCAGAGTTTAATGACACTCAATTCTCTTTAGTAGAAGCATATGAATTTGCTAAAACATTAAACCTACCATTAGAACCTAGAGACTATCAGGTTGAAGCATTAGCTCATGCTGTGCGTAAGAGTAGAGCATTGATGTTATCGCCAACAGCTTCGGGTAAGTCTCTTATCATTTATATGGTTACACAATACTTTAATCTAAAGACTCTCGTCATTGTGCCTACTATCTCACTAGTTCATCAGATGTCAGGTGACTTCAAGTCTTATGGTTATGATAAAGATATTCATAAGATCACTGCTGGTGTTGAAAAAGAAACTGAAGAGTCCATAGTTATATCCACTTGGCAGTCAATCTATAAGATGCCAAAACAATGGTTTCAACAGTTCAATGTAGTTATCGGTGATGAAGCGCATCTGTTTAAGGCTAAGAGCCTATCTAGCATTATGGAAAAGCTTTACAACTGCAAGTATCGGTTTGGTTTCACAGGCACACTAGATGGTACGGAAACTAACAAGCTAACACTTGAAGGTTTGTTTGGTGCTGTTAAACAGGTTGCCACTACAACAGATCTAATCGAACAGAAGCATCTAGCTGAACTTAAGATCAAGATATTAATGTTGAAGTATCCTGATGAAGTGCGTAAACAGAATACTAAAAATGACTATCAACAGGAAATAGACTTTATTGTCAGGAACTTAGCACGCAATAAGTTTATAAAAAACTTGACTTTATCTTTGAAAAGAAATATACTAGTTCTATTCCAGTATGTTGAAAAACACGGAGAAGAGCTTTACAAAGATATTAAAGCAGGAGCTCAGGACCGTAAAGTGTTTTTCATTCATGGTGGGGTTGAAGGTAAAGATCGTGATGATGTTCGTAAGATAGTAGAAACAGAAACAGATGCTATCATCATAGCTTCTTTAGGCACGTTTTCTACTGGAGTAAATATAAAGAACCTGCATAATATCATCTTTACTTCACCAAGCAAATCTAAAATTAGAACCTTACAGTCTATTGGTCGTGGTTTAAGAATATCTGATACGAAAGAATCAGTTACTCTTTTTGATATTGCTGATGATCTATCTTGGAAATCTACTAGGAATTATACTTTAGAGCATTTTAAAGAGAGACTTAAGCTTTACGCTGAAGAAGGTTTTGATTATAAAATCTATAACATAGACATAACATAGAGGTATACTTTGGAACAACCAACACATGTTGCCTTAAAACTTATAACCAACGAAACTGTTGTTGGTAGATTAGATTCATGTAATGAAGATGGATATGTTTTGGACAATCCCTTAATTGTCCATCATGTATATGAAGATGATTCAGCTAGGATATTCTTTACTCCTTGGAATACCTTTTCTAAGGAAAGAACCTTGTATCCTTTTAAATCTTCTCATGTGTTGTTCGATACTGAAATCGAACCAATGCTGATTAAGTTTTATGAGAAATCTTTATTGGGTCTTCGCGATGACAATGGACGCAGTAAAAAACTTAATGGACTATTACCATCGGATCTTTCTGACGATGATCTTCTAAGAGCTTTTCTGAACTCGCACCTTTCTTCGAATACTGTTCTTAATTGATACAGGACATTCCTGATTATAACCCCATTTTTCAAAAAGTCAAGGAAAATATTATGATTGCAAATAAAAAGATTGATAAGAAAGCTGAAAAAGAAAAGAGACATTATGTAGATAATAAGTCTTTTTATACAGCACTAATTAAGCATAGAACTAATCGGCTTGATGCTCTAGAGCAGGGATTACCTCCTCCTCGTATCCCTGAATACATTGGTAGGTGTATTCTTCAGATTGCTACTCGTCTAGCCTCTAAAGGTAACTTTGTAAATTATTCTTATAAAGAAGAGATGATCTCGGATGGTATTGAGTACTCTATCAATTATCTAAACAACTTTGATCCAGAGAAATCAAATAATCCATTTGCTTATTTTACACGAATCATATTTAATGCTTATATCATGAGAATTCATAAAGAGAAGAAGCAGACTTACATCAAGTATAAGTCTTATGAGAATGCTGCTTTGTCTTCATCTTTCTCTGAAAATGATCCCGACTTTGCTGACATGTCTCAGGTTTCTCAAAATGAAAACATGAACGTGTTTGTTTCAGAGTATGAGAGAAAGATGCAGGAAAAGAAAGACCTCGCTGCAGCTGCTCCTAAAAAGGGTGTTGAAAAGTTTGTAACTGAAGGAGAGTAAATGAAGATTGCCCTGATAACAGACCAGCATTTTGGTGCTAGGTCAGACAGTCCAGTATTCCACGATTTCTTTGAAAAGTTTTATAGCGAATTCTTCTTTCCTTATCTAAAGGAAAATGAGATTAAAACTATTATTGATCTTGGTGATACCTTTGATCGCAGAAAGTACATAAGTTATTACTCTTTAGACAGAGCGAAAAAGTATTGGTTTGATCCTATCGTTGAAAATAAACATCTTCTTATTTCTTTGGTAGGCAATCACGTTATTCCTTATAAGAATACTCTATCTATCAATGCTCTTGATCTTCTTCTTAAAGAATATTATGCACATGTTCTTGTTGTTTCAAAACCAGAGTTATATGAATTTCCTAATGATCCTATGACTCCTGATATCACAGGTACTAATAGACTTCGTGTCTTAATGGTGCCTTGGATTTGTGATGATAATCGTGAAGAGACATTAGAAATGATTAAAGAAACTAAAGCACAAGTATGCTTTGGGCACCTTGAGCTAGGTGGATTTGAAATGTACAAAGGCTCGATTCAACATGAAGGAATGGATGCCAATGTTTTTAATAAGTTTGATGTTGTCTGCTCTGGTCATTATCATCATAAGTCAACCACCGGAAATATAAACTATCTTGGTTGTCCTTATGAGATGACTTGGTCAGATTATGATGATCCAAAAGGATTCCATATCTTCGACACTGAAACAAGAAGCTTGACTTTTATTCAAAACCCATATAAAATGTTCTATAAGATCTTTTATGATGACAGCAACAAGACATTAAATGAGATACTAGAAGAAGATTTTTCTAAGTATACAGGCACTCATGTAAAGATTGTTGTTAAGACTAAGAACAATCCTTACTGGTTTGATCTTATGATTGATAAACTGGAGAAGTCTGGGACTGTGAATATTCAAGTTGTTGATGATCATCTAAATCTTAATCTTGAGACTGATGATGAGATCATTAATGAGGCTGAGGATACTATCACTATTCTTAAGAAGTATGTTGACAATTTAGAAATTGAAACTGATAAGCCAGCACTGGAAACATTGCTGCGCTCTTTGTATGAGGAGTCACTGAGCGTCGAATGATATTATTCAAAAAAGTAAAGTGGAAAAATCTTCTTAGCACAGGTAATACATTTACTGAAGTTGTACTGAACGATACCCCATCAACTCTAATCATTGGTGAGAATGGTAGCGGTAAGTCCACCTTCATTGAGGCTATTTCTTTTGCTCTTTATGGTAAACCTTTCCGTAAGATTAATAAGCCGCAGCTAGTTAACTCTATCAATAATAAAGCTCTTGAAGTAGAGATTGAGTTTAGTATTGGTAACAAAGAGTATCTTATACGCAGGGGATTGAAACCTGCTATCTTTGAGATCTTTGTTGATAGTGTGCTATTAAACCAAGAAGCAGCATCATTAGATTATCAAGAGATACTTGAGAAGAGTATCCTAAGACTATCCCATAAATCTTTCTCTCAGATTATTACTCTCGGTACATCTACCTTCATTCCATTCATGCAGATGCCAGCACATCTGCGCAGAGAGTTTATTGAAGACCTACTTGATATTCAAATCTTCTCTACTATGAATGTTCTGCTAAAGGGTAGGATACAAACAAATAAAGATGCTCTGCAGAGCTGTTCCAGTAGTATTGCTCTATGTGAACAGAAGATTGAACTGAATAAGAAGCACATTGATTCTCTAAAACAGAACAGCGAAGAGCTTATTGAAATTAAAAACAATAAGATCAATGAACATAACTTTATGATTGATGAGGTTACAAAAACCATTCAGGAAACTGCTGAAAAGATTGAAGACCTTGTTCCTACAGTTGAAGATGAAAAGAAGTTATCTACTAGGTTAAAGAAGGTTTCTTCTTTACAGACTGAACTAAAGTATAAAGTAACTGATTGCTCTAAGCACATTGACTTCTTTGAGAACAATGATGAGTGTCCTACCTGCACTCAGAATATTGAAGCGGAGATTAAATCACACAAGCTAGAAGAAGGTCGCAATAAGACTAAAGAATTGACTGATGCTCTTACTCAGTTAGCTGATGAAGAGACTAAGGTTAGCGATAGCCTTAAGGTTATTGCTGAGAATCAAAAGACTATTACATTCCTAAATGCCGAGATACTTGACTGTAACAATAAGATCCGTATGTATCAGAAGTACAATGCTGAGTTACAGAAGGAAGTAGATACTCTAAAGGCACAGCAACAAAAGATTGAAACTGATTCTACAGATCTAAATGCTTCTCGTGCTGAACTAAGAGAGCTTCAAACTGTTAAGGAAGATCTCACTGTGTCTAGGACATTGCTTGGTACTGCTGCTATTCTATTAAAGGATGGTGGTATTAAGACTAAGATTATCAAGCAGTATGTACCTGTTATGAATAAGCTTATCAACAAGTATCTAGCATCAATGGACTTCTTTGTTCAGTTTGAATTAGATGAAAACTTTGATGAGAAGATTAAGTCTCGTTTCCGTGATGAGTTTAGTTATGGTTCATTCTCTGAAGGTGAGAAGATGCGTATTGACTTAGCACTTCTCTTTACTTGGCGAGCAGTAGCCAAGCTAAGAAATAGTGCCAGTACAAATCTTCTAATTATGGATGAGGTGTTTGATAGTTCATTAGACGTTACAGGTATGGAAGAATTCTTTAAGATTCTAAAAAGTGTTGGTGCTGATACCAATGTTTTTATTATATCGCATAAAGGTGATCAGTTGTTCGATAAGTTCTCTAACATAATTAAATTTGAAAAAAACAAAAACTTTAGCATGAGGGTATCATAATGACAAATTTTACTGAAGTCGGCAAGTTCATGGAATCATTTGGGCAGGAAGTGCAAACTTCTCCTAAGTTGCCAAAATACACAGTGCAGATGCTACGACTAAGTCTTATCTTAGAAGAGTATACAGAACTAGAAGATGCTATTGCTGAAGGACACATGGAGGGTATTGCTGATGCATTAACAGATATTCTTTATGTAACCTATGGCGCTGGTCATGCCTTTGGTATTGATCTAGATAAGTGTTTTGAAGAAGTACAGCGTAGCAATATGTCTAAGCTTGGTGCTGATGGTAAACCTATCTATCGTGATGATGGTAAGATTATGAAGGGTGGGAATTATTCAGAACCCGATCTTAAGAAGGTGCTATATGGCAATTCTTAATTTAGTAGATAAGAATGATCCTATTCTTAGGCAGGAAATGCAGAAGTTTGACTTC